ATCATCATCAGTTACATCTTCTGTTTCATTAAATAAATTATTAGCAATTTCAACCTTTCTCTTGTCTACCAAATTCCCAACCTTATCTGCCATTAAATTTTCAAATTCATCAGCTGCTTTAGTATTATTATCATTTATAATATAATCTATTAAATGTTTACTCGACATTATCATCTCCTAATGATTCAAATAGTTTGTTAATATTTATATGATCCATATTTGCAGAATTCGTTAATAATTCTTCTTGTGCTGGAGGTTTATTTCCATTAGCACCTGGTTGTGGTAGTTGTCCAGGAGGTGGAGGTGGTGGTGGTTGCTGATAATCCGTTCCAGCAGGGCCTTCTCCTGGCTTTTCAGCATCAGGAGCTCCACCCATACCAGGACCAGCTGCACCCCACTCAACAGTAGCATCTATCGCAAGTTTTTCACCCTTGACTTCAGCATCAATCTCTTTTTGCATCTCCTTAATTTCTTTATCGGTCAATTGTAGAACAACTCTCTTTATATAATCCATTGAGAAATATCTTCCAGCATATTGTGCAACCATATCCATCACACCAATTCTTGCCATAAGAATTTCTGAATTCTTGGTTTCCCTATAATAGGAATCTTCTGCGTATTCAAACTGGATTTCATGTTCTATCTTAGGCCAATCCTCATCTTTAATAACTCCAGTTAAAATTAATTCGGTTTTTAAACAAGTAAAAAACAGTTCTGCGAATTTATTACGCAACCTACCAACAAATTTAGAAAACTTTAATTCATCTCTGGTTATTTCAGATTCCCTACCCAAAGAAAATCCACTTTCGGATTCTAATCTGGATGGGGGTACGTTCAATGCTTTATACAACTTTGTTTGGAAGAATGTTACATCTTCCATTTCACCTAAATTCTGACCACCTGGCAGTGTGGAAATCTCAGTTCCCCTACCACCTTCCCTACGAGGTAGCCAGAAATCTTCTAGCATTGACATGTGTCGTTTTTCATCTTTGATCTCACCAGTATCAGCATCATATATTAATTTGTTTTGATATCGATTCATCGTATCTTTAAGATATTGTTCTGCTTTTGCTTTTGGTAAATTACCAACATCTATATAAAACAACCTACGTTCTGGAGCTCTTGCTATTCGGTATATAACCGTTGCATCTTCCATCATTCTTAATTGATTTAAAGGTTTTATTGCCTTGTGTAGATAACTGATAACCACATTTTTACCCGATTCAAACAAACCAGAATTGACATAGACAACTGCATCCTTCTTTATTTTTATTGCTTTTGTTACGGTGGATGAACCCTTTCCTGCATTTTCGTTATATACGTAAAACTCCTCAACCTCACGTACCAAATCTGGTGCATCTTCCAACCTTTGTTCTGCTTTCTTTTTCACTGATCTTGCTTTTTTAATTTTTCTAGGATCTACATAACGTATTTCTTGTATGCCTTGTTTTTGTTTTTCTTCATCTATAATCATGTGGAAGTATATTCGACCATCCACATACCATTTCCTAAAATATTCATATCCCTTTCTATTGAAATCCAATAGATTAATTATTTTGTCGTGAGCATCTTCCAATTTCTTCTTAATATTTTCAGGAGCTCCCAACTGGTTCAATTCTATTTTAACTACAGGTTCTTCAGTATCATTATGAACTATGGATTCATTCACTATATCATCCACAGCGGCATCGCACTCAGATTGATTTGACATCCCGCGATACTTATTAATCAAATCTATATCATTTTTAAAAGAACTATCCATATCCAAATATGTACCAACCGCTCCACCAATAGCTTCGGTTAAATCCATTGCACCATCATCATTCGGAGGCGGTGCAAACGATTTCAAATTCTTCTTTTTTCTCTTAATTTCAAAACCAAATATACTTGCCACTATTATATTCCTTATGTAAATGGGGGGATATCAATCCCCCCTTAAAGTTTTTTCTTACTGTCCGACACTGAAATCTTCTGGTGATGGATTAAATCCAGCCCATTTAAGAATTCCACTTCCAGCATCATCTATAAGATTATCTACAATACTACCTATAGTATCCTTAGTTTCATACCAAGAATATGTCCAAGTAATATCATATGTTTCAATTGTATCATTACTATCCCAACCCAATTCTATTGCACCAATGGCACTCGGCCATGCACCAACAAATTCATATTCCCGAATTGGATGACCATCCCTAGCATATTGTACAGCTGATAATTTAGGTGCAAAAAATGCATCAACATTACCAGAAGTAAGCAATCCACCAGTGGATACTTGTCTATTACTTGAACGACCACTCATAGCATCATCCCACCTTTCTAAAAGCTTACGTAAGGCAAAATCCTCATCGTTCAAAACAGTCGTGGTCAAATCTTCAAACGTTCTGTTTCCAGGAACCTTATACGTTCTACCCATATAAGGTTGTTCAATCATACCCAAAGTGGATCCTGGTAACTGAGCAGTTTGACATAACCACGTCAACTGGCCAGCATCCCTAGAACCACTTATAATATCTGGTGCTTGTAAAAAAACTGCAAACAAATTTGGTCTAGCACCACCACTAAAATTTCTCCTAAAATCGTCTACGGCAAATGACATATTTTTATCTCCTTATCCTTATATAGCACCAGCAACTTCATTGAAACTAACACCAGTTCGAACAGCAATAAAGTTTAACTGTATGAAATTAATTGAACGTGCAGGTTTAACATAAATATCACCGACAAATTCATTTCGATCAATGACTTCTGGTGTATTATTGGTACTGTCACATATAACCTTATAGTCAAATATTCCCCTTCTTGCCTTAATAGTACGCAAGAACGGTTCAACCATAGTCTTAAACTGTGAACGAGTAAATCCATCATTGAATTCAAACAATGAAAATTTAGCAGCTCTGGATATTGCTTTTTCCAGAACAATAAACAATCTACGCACATTAATCCTATCAAATGCACTTGGTTTGCCTAAAGTAGTTTTATCACCAAACAAGATTACTCCCTGTCCAGGGAAACTAACCACTGGATTAATACTTGCCTTATACAGACTATCTCGTTGTGCTTGCGGTGGATTAAAATGCAATTTAACTACATTTTTCAATGCACCCCTTTCATATCCAGCTGGACTCCACCAAGCTTCTCTAGTTTGTTCTGTTCTGGCAACTAATCCCGCAATGTCACTGTTCAACGGAATGTCACGAAATACATCGTTATACCGATCATACACTCGTTTCCATCCAGAATCCATTACTGCATAAGATGATGCATTATTAACATCAGTGTTTTTAAAATCGATAATATTAGACGCTTTCTCAGAAGCAGAATCTTGACTTACTACATCAGCACTTGGTGGTGAATAGAATGCTATGGCATCTTTTCTTGCAATTGCACGATCAATTACTCCATCAACTAAAGTTGAATCTGCATCACCAGTGATGAGTAAACTGACATCACTTGTATCTGGATCTGCAAACAACCCATAACCGATATCATTACCATTTCTATTTCCAGCAGAATTAGCAGTTGAATTATTGCCAGCTCCACCAGTTAGAGCAGAAGTTATAGCAGTTGTTTGTGAAGTAAAGGCAGTAGAATATGTAGAATCTTTGCCTTCCCAACTAACTTTATTAGCATTATTAGCACCATCCCACTGTCCTGTTGCCCAAACATACTGTGAACCAGAATTGACAACATCTTTGAAGTAGTTACTATTTCCAGAATCGTTTCTGGCATCTGTACACAAAGACACATTTGCAAATCTTTCTAAAGCAGTACCAGCAGTACCTGTTATTATTCCTGTGTCGTCAATAACCACAATATGTATTTCATCAACAATCAGTACCCCACCATTTCTTGCTTTTACATAGTCTGAAGTTTCAGGTTTGGCATCAAACACATCTTTAGCATCTAATGTCCATCCTGTTCCACTGAATCGTGCGTTTACGTGGCCGTCTGTAAAATTAGATGAGGTTACTTGATGTACAATACCCACACTTACATTATTACCATATGCACCAGGATATCTACTAACAAATGATGATGTAGTAATTGTCTGTTGTTCGAAATGACTTTTATTTTTTACTAAAGCCGCAGACGTAAATGAAGTTATTTTAAGCACCGCATCATTCGCTGCAGTAACATCAATTGCCCAAACAATCCTATCACCAACTTCAAGCAAATGACCCGGATCCAGAACAAGTGTTGCTTCCGTAATAATGTTGGTTGCTACAGTTGAAGCTGTTAACAGATCAAGTTGACCAATATCCTTTCCTGCTTCTTGATCACCCAATGTTAATGTTGGTATTGCATTTCCACCTAGATTATTGTATCCAGACCCACCATGAACCACTGCTATTGTAAAATCAGCAATGTCATCACCATCAGATGCTACAGTCAACTCAATAACTGCATCATTATTACCATCTAATATAGTAGTATAAAATGTAGCTGCGGTATAAGCATCGGTAGCAGTAACACTTACACTATCCGCGGATACCGTTTGCACTACCCCATCAGTGGCAGTATAATCTACTTTTAGACCAATACCTTTTTTTGAACTTGATACCCAAGTATCACCAACTAAATATGCTACACCATCTTCTCCACCAACTGCACTACCACCAATATCATTACCTTGAGTCCAACCAGCAGCTCCACCAGATTCTACTGTAATACTTCCTGTAAGTGAAGTTCCATCATCTGCATTATAATGCGTTGCGGTATCTATTGTTCTTATTACCCTTAACCCACCAGAATATGCAAGATAATTAGAAGCAGACAACCAATTTGTTGCTGTATCTATATCTGGTTTTCCGAATATTGTTACTAAATCATCTTCCGATGATATTGTTGTAATTTCCTCGACAGGCCCCCATTGAAAAGCACACGCTATTCCCGCATTTCCTGTTGACACAGCAGGAATTACAGTAGTAGCATCAATTTCCGATATATTTACGCCTGGACTAACTTGAAATGCCATTTCGTTTTCTCCTTATTCATATTTATTTTTAAGAAATAATTCAGTTCATCTACAGTTTTGTATAAATTATTTATAAAAACATGACTTTCTAGGATATACCCAATGTGGGATTTTGTTCATCATTAGATACCTTAGTCCAAACCTGACCAGTTATATCAACCTCAGTCTCAACATCAAATCCATTACTTATAAAACCAAACGGTGTAATCTCGTCTTCCATCGCCTTCATTCTCTCTGCATACATTTTTAATCTCAAATCCTGATCCATTAAATCTTTGAAGTACCTTTGATTTGCTACCCATGAAAACAAAACGAGAGTCATGACCAAATCATCATGATTTCCTTCTGTTGCTTGGTAACTTTTCCCCTTAACTGCAAATGATGTAAGTTCTGCTATGGTATCAAAATCATGTATTATTAACTTATTTTCTTCTATTAAATTTTTTAAAACTCTACATCCAATTCTTTTGACTTGTGCAGTAGTTTTAATTCCCATGTCCGATCCCTTTGAGAAACCAGCAGATAGTACCTGGCCAGCTCTACCCTTCATAGAGGATGATAACAAATTTTCATATTCCAGATCGTAGTGTAGAATATCAGCAACTTGCCCACCAATATCATTGACTTCTAATAGAATATGTGCTTCATTATAATCCTTTGCCACCTTCTCTATTACGTTTGGATATAACAGTGGAGATATTTCATTATTTCTATAACGAGATACCATCGTATAAGGAACGTCTGTCACATCGACAACCGAAAATGCCGAATAGTCCTTTCCAGCACCTCTTGCAACATCACAACACATAAAATAAAATCTGTTTGGTTGTGGGTATTCCCAAATACTCAAACCATCTCTAGACCAAGTAGGTTCCTTAAACACCAGTTGTCTTAATTTACTTGGACTGA